GACCATAGCCAATCACTGTGATGTCTGCGAAGGCAAAGGTAGGTTACAGAAGATTAAGGTGAATGGTGAGCCGTACAAGAACCTGTCCAAGTGTACACACTGCGATGGCCGGGGCTATACCCTGACAGAGACGGGGCAAGTGGCCGGGCTAAAGCTAGTCCCTACCCAAGCTACTGACGCCAGCATCAACGGATTTAAAACAGATAAGCTAACGATTAAGAAGCTGATTGCTCAAGCCGAGGCGAAGGACAACTTAAAGGCCATAGAGTTCCTTACAAAGACCTCTAGGCTAAACGCTATCTCTACTTACCTAGACTCGTTTATTAAGAACATCGAAGCATCTACCCGTGCGGATGGAATACTCCACGCCCAGTTTAACCAATGCATTACTCGTACAGGCAGACTGAGCAGTTCCAACCCTAATTTCCAGAACATACCGAAGGGATCCAAATTTCCCGTACGGAAAGCCGTACACTCTAGGTTTGATGGCGGCACGATTATGGAAGCTGACTTCTCCGGGCTAGAGTTTAGAGTGGCTGGGGAACTATCTCAGTGCCCTACAGTCATTCAGCAAATACTGGATGGTTTTGATGTTCACAAACAAACCGCCGCTATTATTAATCAATGCTCCGTAGATGATGTTGACAAGACTATGAGACAAGCGGCCAAGGCATACACGTTCGCGCCGTTGTATGGTGGGATGGGTGCTAATGAGCCCCCGCATATCCAAGCATACTTCAAAGAGTACTTTAATATCTACAAAGGCCTTGCTCTCTGGCACCGTAAGCTAATGGACGGTGTACTCAAGGATGGTCTTGTTCGTATCCCTAGTGGCCGTGAGTTCTACTTCCCTAACGCCCGGAGGCTCGGTAACGGCAGGATAACTAATGCTACTGCCGTAGTTAACTATCCTTGCCAATCGTTCGCTACAGCCGACCTCGTTGTGATGTCATGTGTCCGTGCGCACCAGCGTTTTATAGCAGAAGATTTTAAATCAAGATTGATCTTGACGGTTCATGATTCAATCGTCGTTGACGTTCACCCGGATGAAGACGCGCAAGTGATAGAGGCCCTAAAGTGGGCTATGGGCGGTTTAGCCGAAGAGGTCAAAGAACGCTATGATTATGAGCTTTCACTGCCCCTCGATATCGAGATTACCCAAGGCCCAAATTGGATGGAACAAGTTGAATTGGATATTGACTAGTGCCCTTAACTGAGGTACATTATAATTCCTTAACTAAATACCTTGTAAAGGTAACTACTGGAGAAATTTATGAATGAACTTGCAACTATTAGCAAAAGTGAACAATTGGAACTTGCCGCCGCTATGGGCATGGGTGGTGGTAGCAGTGACGCTTCTTCTGATCGTCTACCCGAATTAAAAATTAACTACCAAGAAGAGAACGACCAAGGTCAGTCACTTCCGCGTGGTCAATTCTTTGTGCGGGGTACAAATGATGACCCTGTTTTCGCCAAAACGGTGAACTTTCGTCCACTTAGCCAACTGTTCCAGTGGATTCAGTACGACCCTGAAGAGAACAAGGTTAAGAACAAAACCTTGATGATCCCAATGCTACGCCAAGAAGCCCGGGACATGAACGGCACAACACGTTGTGGTAAGCCTACCAGTAACGTATTGCGTGAGATGTCTAAGGAAGATCAGAAGCGTTATAGCGACATTAAATGCTTCCGTCAGGTGCGTGGCCTAGTGTCTTACGAAGGTAAGAACGCGGATGGTGACACGGTAACGGTTGAGAACCAACCTGTAATCGTCATGCTAAAAGGATCGAACTTTAACCCGTTTGAAGACGAGTTCCTGAAGAAACTACCTCGGGGCCGTAAGATGCATGAGTACACAGTCAAGGTGGGTGCCACTAAGACTAAAGGCTCTGGCGGTAATATCTGGTGGGTAATGAACTTTGAGCCGGACTTAGTGAACGCACAGCCAATGGACGAGAAGATCTTTGAAACGGTCAAGGTGATGCACGACATGGTCAAGAATGAGAACGAGAAGATTCAAGCGTCTCATGAGAAAGCCCTGCGTAACAGTCAGCTATCTGATGATGCTATTGATGCTCTCGATAATGTATCTAGTGACTTGGAAGATGATTTAGCAGACGAAGCGTAATCGTACCTTAACTTTAAACGAGGTACTTTATGTCTCTAAACATTCTTGAACACCAACTTCATATGGTACTTGATAAGCTCTCTAACGGAGAGGTTGTAGAGTATGAAGAAAGCTGGATAGACGAAGCCGGGGAGATGTTTAAAGACACTCTCCGCAAACAACTGAAGCCTCGTGAAGATGCGTTCCGCATTCGTATGTCGAATGTGGGCCGCCCTTCCTGCCAACTCCAAATGGAGAAATCTGGCGCACCCAAATCCAAGAACCCCTACAACAACATTGTCCGCTTTATGCTGGGCGATGCGACTGAGGTATTGGTTGAGTTATACCTTAAACTAGCCCGAGTAAATATTACTGGAGGTAAGGATAAGGTACAGCTTGATGTGGGCGAGACTACTATTCTCGGAGAGAATGACGTTGAGATAGACGATAAGGTCTATGATACTAAGTCCTCTAGTCCTTGGGCCTACGACAACAAATGGAGTCAGGGCTGGGAAGGTGTAGCTAAGGACGATGCCTTTGGGTATGTGCCTCAATTACTAGGCTACAGTGATGCATCCGGCAAAGAACCCGGCGGCTGGCTTGTCGTTAATAAATCGACTGGCGAGATCAAGGTTGTAGACGCTGAGTTTACTGACGCAGACAAGCGTGGAATCCGGGATAAGATTGCGTCTAATGTGGAATTGATTGCTACTGACGCACCTTTCAAAAGATGCTTTGAACCGCAAGACGAATACTTCCGTAAGCAACTCACCCCCAATAAAAGACTGGCTATGAACTGTACGTTTTGTAACTACACGAACAGTTGCTGGCCTGAAGCAAAGTATCGTCCCCAAACCCACAGCAAGGCCCAAAACCCTCGCTACCACTGGTATGCGGAGTACGACGATGACCTTTAGGAACATACGCCGACGGGCTATCGCTAACGGGTACAGGTCTGGGTTGGAAGAAGACATAGGCCTACAACTTAAAGAGGCTGGTGTAAGGGCTGAGTACGAGCCCTTTCGCATTCCTTTTACTGTCCCAACACAGGGCCGCCATTACACCCCCGACTACGTTCTACCTAACGGTATCGTAATTGAGAGTAAGGGGCGCTTTACTCCAGAAGATAGAAAAAAACACATTTATATCCGTGACGAGTACGGTGAGGCGTTAGACCTTCGCTTTGTATTCAACAACCCTAAAGGCAAGCTCCGTAAGGGTAGCAAGACTAGCTACGCTGACTGGTGTGAGAAGAATGGGTTTATGTTCGCGGCTAAAGAGATCCCAGATGAATGGCTTAAAGAAAAAGCTAAAAAGCGTTCATTAAATTTACTTTGTAAACTTCGAGAAACATAATGGCGACTGATTTTATAGGTGCGTTCATTGAACTGACGCCAAACGAAAAGAATGAAGGGATAGATTTCCGCTTTGGGTGGGAGTTCCCGGACAACATGGATCCTGAGATTGAAGACCTGTTTAAGAGTTTAGTCGCAGGTATCTTCGGTTTGATGAGTAGCCAAGACCAAGAGATTATTGCGATAGGCGATATCGTCCGTAACGTCTCTGGCTTTGACGAGAGCATGAAACCCGTAAACGATAACGAAATCATATTTACGCCTGACGAGGAACTTCTGGACAAGCTAGAGACCACATCAAAAGTGATCGATATCAGCCAGTTTAAACCCAAAGGCGATCAATGATGAGTGATCTATTTATTGGCCTATGTGGAAAGAAGGGCTCCGGGAAATCCTATGTAGCCAAGAACCTGAGAGATAGTCGGGGGGCGAAGATTATACGCTTTGCCGATACTCTCAAAGACATGATGCGTGTGATGGGCTTCGACGAGGGCCAGATAAACGGTGACCTTAAAGAAGTTGCCTGTGACATGCTGAATGGCAAGACCCCAAGGTACGCCATGCAAACACTCGGGACTGAGTGGGGCCGTAACTTACTACATGAGAATATCTGGGTAGATATGCTTGTGGCAAAGGCGAACAAGGCAACCGGTATTGTTGTGGTTGATGATGTTCGTTTCCCTAATGAAATAAAAGCAATCCGCGAGAACGGCGGAGTAGTAGCGTGGGTAGAACGAGTTTCTGTCTATGACGGTGAAGATGAACATGCTTCCGAAACTTCGGTTAGCGCGGCGGACTGTGATGTCTGGATTGATAACACCCTACCCATCTCCGAAGTGCTGACCAACGTGGAAGGTTGGGCGCGATTGCAGAAAGATATCAGGAATAAAAATGAATAATAAAGTAAAAATAAACTTAGAAAGGGACGGGCTTTTTGATGACCTCGGACTCACAAGACTACGCGAAAGCTACATGCGCGAAGAAGAAAGTAGCCCCCAAGAAAGATTTGCCTTCGTCTGCGAAGAGTTTGGATCCAACCCCGAACATGCCCAGCGCCTCTACGATTACACCAGTAAGCACTGGCTGTCGCTGTCCACGCCGATCCTCAGTTACGGGAGAAGTAAGCGGGGAATGCCCATCAGTTGCTTCTTGTCGTACCTCGACGATAGCGCCGAAGGATTAGTAGATACTCTATCCGAAGTAAATTGGCTGTCTATGCTAGGCGGCGGTGTTGGTATCCATGTAGGTATCCGTGGCTCTGATGATAAATCAGTTGGGGTAATGCCTCACCTGAAAGTCTACGATGCAAGCTCACTAGCCTACCGACAGGGCCGTACTAGGCGCGGTAGTTATGCGGCGTTCCTAGATATCAGCCACCCGGACATTACTGCGTTTGTAGAGATGCGGAAGCCTACAGGTGATCAGAACTTTCGTACTCTGAACCTGCATCACGGTGTGAACATATCTAACGACTTCATGAACCTAGTTGAGCAGTCAATGCGAGATCAGGACTTTGATGACTCATGGGATTTAGTCAGCCCTAATAATGGTGAGGTAGTAGAAACAGTATCAGCTAAATCTTTATGGACTAAGCTACTAGAGATGCGCATCCAGACGGGTGAGCCCTACCTAGTATTTATTGATAATGCTAACGACGATCTGCCTGTATGGTTAAAAGACCAAGGTATGAAGATCCACGGCAGTAACCTGTGTACAGAGATTTTCTTACCCACAACTATAGATCGTACTGCGGTCTGTTGTTTATCCAGCCTGAATATTGAGTACCACGACGAGTGGAAGACTGATCGTCAGTTTATCCCAGATGTTATGGAGATGCTGGATAACGTACTGGATCACTTCATAGCCAACGCACCTAAATCCGTGTCTAGGGCCATTAAATCAGCGCGTAACGAACGATCTATCGGTATTGGTACCCTTGGGTTACATGCGTACTTCCAGAAGCGTGACATGCCCTTAGAGAGCGTTATGACTAAGGTGTTTAATCGTAAGATTTATGAACACATAGAAAAAGAATGTAAGCGTGGCGATAAGCTGTTGTGTGACAGCCGTGGCCCTTGCCCAGATGCTGAGAAAGCCGGTGTACATCGTAGGTTTAGCCATTGGACGGCCATAGCGCCTAACGCCTCTAGCTCTATCATTATGGGTAACACCAGCCCGAGCATTGAGCCTTATCGGGCCAACGTATTCCGCCAAGACACCATGTCTGGGGCGTATATCCAGCGTAATAAGTTCCTAGAGGCTAAACTTACTGAGCTAGACCTTAATACACAGAAAACATGGGCCAGCATTACTGCGTCAGATGGCTCAGTACAGCACTTAGATATTCCAGATGAAGTGAAGGAAGTATTTAAGACAGCAGACGAGATAGACCAACTATATCTTCTTGATCTGGCCGCTGATCGACAAAAGAACACTGACCAAGGCCAAAGCCTGAACCTATTCTTCCGCCCGGATGTCAATGTGAAGTATCTTCACGCTTGTCACTTCCTAGCTTGGAAGAGTGGACTCAAAAGCCTGTATTACTGCCGCTCAGATAAGCTCCGCAAAGCTGATCGCGTCGGTATGCAAATTCAACGTAACAGAATAGAAGACGAGGTAGATCTGACAGCAGTAGCTGACGGTGACGTATGCCTCGCGTGTGAGGGATAGAGATGCCAAAAAGAAAACCAAAACTAACCGATACTAGAGATTACTATAAGCCGTTTAACTACCCGTGGGCTTACGATGCTTTTCAGGCCAGCGAACAGATGCACTGGCTATGGACTGAAGTACCCATGCTGGAGGATACCAAGGACTGGCGTCACCGGCTTAACGATGGAGAGAAGGACTTCCTTGCGAAGATCTTTCGGTTCTTTACTCAGGGCGATATAGATGTGTCCGGCGCGTACATTAACAATTACCTGCCGGTGTTTCCCCAGCCTGAAGTAAGAATGATGCTGTCCTCGTTTGCGGCTCGTGAGGCTATCCATGTAGCCGCCTATAGCCACCTGATCGAAACTCTTGGTATGCCAGAGTCAACGTATAATGAGTTTAATGAATACGAAGAGATGGTCGAGAAGCACGACTTCTTCCAAGAGCTACAGAAAGGCGATAACCTACCCGCCCAGATAGCCGCATTCAGTGCGTTTACTGAGGGTATGCAGTTATTTAGTTCGTTTGTTATGCTACTTAACTTCGCTAGGCATGGTAAGATGAAGGGCATGGGACAGATCATTGCATGGTCTATTGCCGACGAAACATTACACACTGAGAGTATGATCCAACTGTTCCGTACTTACGTTCAAGAGAACCGTAGTATGTGGAATGATGATACTAAGAGGCTCATCTATAACACTGCCGAGAAGATGGTGGAGTTAGAAGATAAGTTCATCAACTTAGCGTTCGGCGTTAACCAGATGGAAGGCCTCACCCCCATAGAGGTGAAACAGTATATTAGATATATTTGTGACAGGCGATTAATTGCGCTGGGCATGAAGGGAATCTTCAAAGTGAAGACAAACCCCCTGCCTTGGGTAGACGGAATGCTTGGAGTCACACACACAAACTTCTTTGAAAACAAAGTTGTGGACTACGCAAAAGGGGCACTTACCGGCGATTGGGCCGAAGTATGGGGAGCAGTATCTTAGGAGTTTTGACCTATGTCGCACAACAAACGACAGGCCAAAAAAAAGCCACTGGAGGTGGCGTTTGATATGGGCCAGAAGGCTTTTTACCGGGGCATTTTTGATAGCCCTTATAAAGAATCATCCTTCTTACATAAGGAATGGAAGCGCGGATTTAACGCCGGGTTTTTCTTTAACCAGAAGAGATTGACGAATGGGTAAAGGTTCAGGTCGCAGGAC